ACATGCTGATGATATTGCAGATTTTCAGTCCATACTCCGGGTCTGTGGCGTATCCGCACAGCCGCAGCGCTTCCGCTTGTTCCTCCGGTGTTTTGGCGTTTCTCACGCGCTCATAGCGCTTGTTTTGGAACAGCAAGTCTTGATCCTTGTAAAAGTGATAGATCGACTTGTACGCGCGAAATGCAGCCGTTGTATCGACTTTCTGGCCGTTTACTACTTCCCATGTGCCTTTTTTGACATAGCTGCCATCCCACCACTCGTTTGGCTTACCCGACCCGACCTTAATACCTCCGAGGTTGTTCCACGAATGGATTTTGCCCCCGGTTTCAAGCAAATTCTGTGCCAGCCGGACGGATACAAACAGCGGCGATTCCTCTTGACGTGCGCGGATCGCATGCGGGGCGAGAGTGGCGAAAAACTCGTTACGAGTCATTCGCCGTCACCCTCGCCATTCTCGACTTCCGGCAGCCCCTTGATGCTCATAAGGACGCTCACGATAGCCGCCAGCAGGGCCGTGCTTCCTACAACGCGCCAGTCCACCTCACCAAACATCGTCGCAGAGCCGATTGCAGCAAGTGCCGCTTGTGCAGCAGTCCGAACGGCGCGAATCGTTGCAGCTTTAATCCATTTTTTCGTCATTTTCAACATCTCCCTTCGTCCTCTAAGCGGTCAATCCGCCGATGTGCCTGCTTCGCGCTCTCTTCGACACGCGTCACCCTCTCCGCCAGCATATCGTAGCGCTGACCCTGACTGCGTATCTCCACCCGCAGATCATCCACGCCGTCGCGGATATATTTCACCGACGCCCGCAATTCACCGTCCTCGGCGCCGTCCTGACGCACGGTTCGCGACCGCCCGAGCCAGCCGAGCACAATCCCGGAAATAGCTGCGGCGACCGAGATGGCCGCCGTGATCGTGATACCGTCCATATGCACCGCCTCCCAATTAAATGGGCCCCGCCTATTCGGCAGAGCCTTGATATTCCGTTCCCGTGATCTCTTGATATTGTGACGGTGTGATTTTTCGGGCCTGTACAAAGACAGCGACTTGTGCTTCGGTGTATCGCCCGGCGTCATAGTGACGCTTTACGATTGCATACCAGTCCACCTTACAGCACCCCCTTGTCTACGAGTTCCAGAAGCAACGCGGCCTGTTCCTGTTCAGCTTGTTCGAGTCGAAGTTCGTTATGAGCAAGTTCGAGCGCAAGCAGGGCGTTTTCTTCCTCCAGCAGTTCCGTCCGTGACTTTGGAGGTTGCCAGACAGCAATTTCTTCTGGCGTCGCCGTTTCGATCCATCCAAGCTCAAGATCGAAGTACGGCTTGCAAAGGTTCGGCGGACACGGGACCTGACGCGACAGGTACACCCTGTAGAGATCGTCATCGCGCACGACACCAGACCCGACCAGTCTGTAATACCCCATAGCCAGATCGTCCGGGATCTCATCAAGTTCGAGCTGGATGCCGCCGGCGAGGCCGCCGACTTCGGCCCAGCCGGTAATAACGCCTTCAGCGTTGGTTGTAACGGTGATCATCATACCACCCCGATAATCTTTCTGATGTTAAAGCCGCTGTCATTTAAAAACATCGTAGCGTTATCCGCCGCGTTCCCGGTCCAGCGCCATCTAAGGTTACGATCAATCGTCAAAGAGGTATCGCTTGTACGTGACAAACCAATTTCTGCTTGAGCGAGTGTTGGAGTCACACCATCATTGACCAAGTTGAAACCTTTGATTTCATATGTCGATGACTCCTTATGATAGATCAGGCGTGTTTCATATCCGACAAGATCCACTATGACAATAAGGTACGAAAAATCATTCAGGTTGCCTGAAAGATTCAAGATCGTGCCTGCCTGATACGCATTCCCCGACCAGAGCGTTGTACCAGACTTCACGACAGGTTCCCATTTTTTCCACACTTCGTTCGTGCTGCCGCGGAAATAGGTCCCGATATTTGACGTGCTCGAAGCGAAAATTTGAAAACCTACGCCCGATGTGCCCTTTATCGTCACAACAGTCCCGTTTGCATTTAATTCACTCGAAAAATTTCCGCCCGTCACGCGCATGATGGAAAGACCCATCGGGTAACTCGTCACGGGTTCTGCGGCGGTGTATTGGTTTTCTGACAGTAGGCTCACGTGTTCAGCCACATCTGTTATATGATTGTTGAAGTCTGTCTGTAACAAATTTAGTGCCGCTATAGCATCGTTGATCTTACCATACGAATCTTTGATCTTTTCAGTCCCTTGTAGCAGTTGGATGTTTGCCACGTTGTTCATCCTCCTTTTTCAAAACTTCGAGATGACCGTCTATCGCCTCGCGCAGCTTGATCAAAATCTCTTTTTCCATCCCTCGATACGCTGGCAGAACGGCAGCGATCACGTCACATAGTTCCTGCACGGGCTGCTGGGACAGGTCGATCTCGGCCCGTATAATGTGTGTGATTTTAGGCATGTCGCACCTCCGAACGTTTGTTTGCAAGGAAAAACCTCCCATGCTGTCGAATGGATAGGCTGCCCGGCCTATTTTCGAGAGAAGGGAGGTTTGTTCATTGGACATCGATTTCAAGCAGTTAGAAAGACGCATTGTTGAAGAGTTTCAAGGCGAAAACAAGCGTTTTGGAAAGACGGTTTACCCAATGGATGTAGTCAAAATTGCCGCAAGAGCCGCTACAATCGCGATTCAGAAGTACCACGAACAAGCTCTGCAGTCGCAGCGAGAAAATCGATAACTTCCTGATGTCGCCGCTCCTCGTGGGCGGCAATTTCCTCCCGTACAATCTGGCGAATGCGCTCCTCGATCGATTCTCCCGGAGCCACATTTGATTGGACTACAACGCCATGATAGATTTTTCCACCTTGCATTGTGATGTTTTGCTCCACTCTAACCACCCTTTCTGGCATAATAAAACCCTCCGCGATGGGAGGGCATAAGAAAACGCACCAATTGGGGCGCTTATTCTTCGTCTTCGGACTCGTCTTGCTGCTGTTCCAGGGCCGCGAGCTCGGCTTCGAGTTCGGCGATTTTTTGTTGATTCTTTTGAATGATTTGTTCTGCGTCCCGAATCGTTCTTTCATAATCAGCCCTTATGATAGGCTCTGTTTCAATTTCAAGGTTTTGCTTTGCTTGATTTGCCAGCTCTGTATAGGCCTCGATTCCTTTTTTAAGGCCGTCGAGATTTTTTCGGATTTCTTCCTTGCGCATTTCGATCTTGATTTCATTCATAACCTGCTGTTTGATTATTTCGGTATCGTTTTTTTGCTCCACATGCACCGCTCCATCCCGATATTCGATTTGAGCACCGAGCGTATTTCCGACCGTCCTCACTGGTAGATAGCTGGTTCCTTCTACGGTTATAGCCTTGGCTACGAGAGGCTCGTCGTTGTAAAAAACCGGCACCTCTCCATCAACCGTTTTCCCAATCAGCGAAACACCATCAGCCAAAACAGCCGTGCCGCCAAAAATCAAAGCGCCACAAACAAAGCCGAGAATGAATTTTTTCATGGTACATCCTCCTTGTAATAGACTTTCTTACAAGGATTATACGACATATTCTGTTAATAGTTCCATGCTGTTAAATTGGGTTGCCATTGACATATACTCCTACAGCGTTCAGGTTTATAGTCCCGTTTGGTGCATTAATAAATATATGATTGCCACTCATGACGATACTTGCCCCAGAATTGTTAATGGTTATATTATCGCTTGCTTGAATTGTCGTCCCACCTGTGGCCTTATTTATGTTAAAGGTACTGGACCCGTTTGCCATGTTGAAAGTAACCAGACTGCCTAGCGGCTGTATCCTCAAATATGATGTCGACGTAGCTTCAAAAATAAGCCAACTATTTGACGCCGACAGCTCAATCCTCGGATAAGTTCCAGATCCGGCCGTCTGGATCGTTCCACCTGTAATGTTGGCACCAGTAATAAAGCCACTGACGATCGTTGCGCCGGATATGGTGACGCCGCTGATCGTTCCGGCCGTCACCGTGCCGAGGTTTGCACTGATAGCTGAGAGCGAACTGGCGACGATCTGATTCGCTTGGATTGTCCCTGTGTAAATCCCCGTCGGCGTCAGCAACGTCGTCTTTCCGTTCCAGTTGGCCGCACTGTCGATCAAGCCATCACCGATTTTCTCGCCGTTGTCTCCCACGACAATTTGATTGGCCTTGATTGTGTCAATGAGCGCGCTGCTGATCTTGGCCGATCCAGCTATGAGCTGGTCTGTCTTAATGGTGCCACTATAAATCCCCGTCGGCCCGATATACGTCAGACGCCCGCTCAGGGTAGGAATGTCGTCTATATCAGGCGCGTTGACGTTGGACCATGAGATAGTACCGCCCAACATCTCGATATCGCCGCTAAACTTGAGCTTGTTGGCCTGCGCGTCATAATGCAGGGCTTTCGAATTGCCGACGTACCAGCTCAAATCGTCGGAGTTCAGAACGAGTTTCGAAGCATGGTCGCTCCGCTCGATGGTCAGTCCTTCGGTGGCCGTCACCGTCATACCGTAGTAGGTCTTGCCGAGCTTGACACTATTGCGGTTGAGGCGGTTAATTGCGGCCGTCAGGCTGCCGTCGACGCCAAACTCAGACTCTTGCTCAGATTTCGCCGGCGCGTCGATTTGGAGAGACAGACCACCCTTAAACCCGAACGTCATATTGAGCGCCAACGATTGAGCACCGTCATAGTAACTGTCCCAGCTAAAATCTGCATCCTGCCACGCCACGTCCGCGGTGCCCCAGGTGAGCGCCGGAGCAGGGCGGCCATACCGGATACGATCTCCTGCTTCGATCTGCGGATAGCCGCGCATGTCCATTTGAATCGGTGTAAAAGAGAACCCGCTGAGCTGCGCGAGCAGCGCGTCCGCCATGGTCTGCGTTCCGAACGGGATTTCGACGTAAAGCGTATGGTTTTCGTCGCCCGATCCAGCTTCATATGCGAGTCCTTCGTCGGTGTCGTAGACGACGACAACCTTGGTATAGGTTTTGGCTGGGCCAGTCTCTTTGACGGTGATATAGTCAGCGTCAGTGATCTCCCAAACCGGCGTATCACTCGATGCATAGCGCCGGAACTTGATCAGGCCATCTTTTCCGGCATATACGCTTGCTCCATTAGCCCCAGCGATATAACCCATCACCTGACGGCAGCTGTAGCCCGTCGGTGCAACCGGAAGCGTGTACGAGCCGATCACGACGCTGTCGTCGTAGTCAAATCCGAGCTGGGTGCATATCTCGTCCCACACGGCTTGCATGGTGGTCGGATACGTCAGCGACGACACATATGGCGTGTTGGCGAACATGAGTTTATCATAACAAGTATATTCCCACGTATTGTTGATCTTCTCGCGGGTATCAACATAGAATTCGCCCAACGGCACCCAGTCCGTCATTCCATCGTGCAGATAGTCATCGATCCCGGATATATCAGTAATGCCATCGGCCGAGAGAGCAACATACGGCACGACTTTGGCATTGCTCGGGATCTCGGCGTTGGTGAGAAGACGAATCACCAACTTGGACACGATCGCTGTCCCGACTTCGAATTCCTCTCCGCTGACAAGGCTCTCTTCGATCTCAAAGTCGATGATTTTGTCCCGGCCATATTCCACGCCGTTAATATCCGCCTTGACGTGCCAGTTACGGAAGGGATAGCGAGAAAGATAATAAACTGCGGGGTCGATCATGCCAGCAGGCGTACCAAAAAAGTCGGTGAAAAGGAATACCGCGTCATCGTTTTCGTTGTACGGTTTTGTTGCGTCCAGTTGGTAGTTTTCGTCTCTACCCACCTGTTCGTTCCAAAAGTGAACGAGTGCCAATGTATCACCTCCCGGCCGCTGTTAAACTATCGAACTTCGTTAGTTAAAGATCATGCGGGCAATTTGCCTTGTTCAACAAGCCAATCAAAAAAGAGTCTCAGCCCTTCGCTTGTGGTCGCTGCCTTCATTTCCGATGCGGTTTCGTACTGCCCAAAGTTTGCGTTCAAAAAGTCAATCGAAATAAATCCATCTATCCAGTTGCCTTCCCCGTCTCTTGCTGCATATGGCATATATGCTTCTCCGGCTCCGGTTATATCCTCCAAAATATTACGAAAATCCACTCAAATTACCCCCTTATGTGGCCATATATATCCAATGTGAAGATCGTACGGTCTACGGTATCTTGGTTTACCACTCTTATGTTTGCGTTTTTTGTTATTATTGGTATAGGCCCAAAAATTTTATGGGCGTCTCCAGTTTCTACAACTTCTTGTTGGACTACAATTGAATCTCTTGAGTTCTTCCACCCGACTGTTATTTTGTGCGGCCAAAGATTATTTTTCATGAAGAATACGCCCGAAATATGCGTATATTTCGATAGATCAACGTTTGAATAAACTACGACAGAACTTCCGGAAGTTACAACCACATCTTGTGATAACGCAAAGTTTGCTGCTGGTTCAAGATTACTCCCCGTTAGTTGAACATTGAGGGCGTTCGCTGTGTCGTTCCAAACGTCGCTCAGGATTGCCCGCAACCGTTTGAGAATAGCAATGATGCTACCATTCCCCGTTGCCTCGGCATCCGATTGAGTCCCAAGCGCTGCCTCCACGCCGTCAAGGTAGCCCTCCAACGCCTTAAGCCTTGCCAAAGCCGTGTTAGCGGTCGGGTTAGCCGACGCCTCGCCCAGTCGGTCGGCGATAGCCTTGAGGCGGTCGGCAAGAGTATTGGCCGTTGGTGTGGCGGACACTTCCCCCACAGCCGCAGCGATGGTTTGCAGAACCGATTTGACTTCGGCGTCATTTACATTCATTTTGCCGCTCGATACAGCATTGGCAACGGTTTGCAGGTAGTTTTTGAAATCACCGATTGTTACGATCGACATGTTGATCCACCTCAACGTTCTGTAATGGTTAGTTGGAGACCTTTCCACCATGTCACACCGTTCCGCGTGAACGCAATCGGCGATTCCCGGTTGCCGACATAGAACACCCGCGTCTCAATCTTTCCGCTCATGCTGTCCGGGTATGTGACATCGAAAAACGGCGCTTCCATCATTTGAAGAATGGCGGAAAGGTCTTCCCACCGCAGTGCGTTCCACGACATCTGAATTTGCCTTTTTACCGCGATTCGGTCGCGTGAAAGGGTGCCGTCGGCAGTGCGCGTGGTCGTTTCGGCATTGTCGAGGTCCATGATCGTGACCTGGAACTCAGCCGGATAAACCGGAAGCTCGACTCCATTGATTGCGAGATACACCAGACGGCACCTCCTCACAGACGCAGCGGATTGCGACCGCGGCGAATCTCATCGTTCATATAATCCACAGAAGCACGGCCTATATCATTTCGGCTGATTGTCACCGGGCGATTGGCTGTTTCGCGGATCGCCTGCACAATGCGTTGAAGCCAAATGATTTCTTCGTCGTTGTCACCGACCATCTCTCGCAACTCCGAAAGCGGGGCAATGACTTCCGGGTTCGTGCGAGCACCCGGATACTCGCCGACCATTGCAAGCGTCGGGCCGCTGACAACACCACCAGCGGCAAATGCCGGGACGGCAATGCCCCATCCTTTGAGCAATTCGAGCAGCCCTTTTGCTCCTGCTTGGACACCTTTGGCAGCCGCCCCTCCGCCCGATAAAAGCGACATCAGTGTCAAGCCTACCTGATTCTCCGGTTTGTTCCATTCCTTCTTAATGAGGTCGAGGCCAGCCTGTATATTTTGTGATCCGAAAAGGTTCTGGAATGTCTTCTGGAACGCATCACCGCTCGGCAGTAAGGATGATACTGACGGAAGTGACGGCATTTTGATGTCAAACGATAACGCTGATTTTAGCTGATTAATGGCGTTCAGAGCATGTCCAATTTGCGTCGCCACCGTAGCAGCCATTTGCGTTACCGATGCCGCCATAGCTTGCATAGCCGTCTGCCACGACGTTTGCGTGTCCGTAAGCGCCGGGATAGTCAGGCGAATAGCGTTGCGGATCAACCACCATCCATTCTCAAGAAGTGGACGCACGGAGTTAAGGACGTTGTTCATCTCCCGCAACCTTTGGGTCCATGCCGCCGACACGTCTGCAAGAGTTGTGACTGTGAGCCTTGCAGCATAGCGGATTTGATACCATCCGCTTTCAAACAGCGGTCTATTTACGTTGAGCGCGTTAAGCATCTCACTAAGGCGCTGCGTCCATGCTGCGGACACATCTGCCATTGTGGTTACCGTGAGACGTGCAGCAGCCTGGATCAGACTCCACTCATTTTCGATCGCCGGTCGGGTCGCCGCGATGCGATCTTGCATGCTTGCGAGCGCGTTTTGCCATGCAGTTTGCACAATTTCCAACGCGGTTTGTGTGCTCACCCTCACGCTATCAAGAGCGCCTTGCCACTCGGCACCAATCAATGACAGCGCCGTTTGCGTGTTAATCCGTAGTCCATCGAGCATGACTTGCCATGCCGTCACAATTGCCGGAGCAGCGGCGGTAACTCCAACCCGCAGATTTTCAAGCGTCTGCTGCCATTGTGCGCGAATTTGCGCAGACAACGAAGCCATCGTATTAACGACAGCCGTTGCAACAGCGCCAATACCGGCATCAGGCGGATTGGGCGGGTCAAACTCAAGTCGCAATCGCGGCAAAGGCGGAACATCGGGCGTGGGCCATTCTATATCCGACCCTTTACCCGGAGGCTTAGGTGACGGACCACCACTACCGCCTTTCCCGCCACCTCCGCCCGATCCTGATCCGCTATCAAAGCCGAGCAAATTCAGACGGTCGAATGCAGCAATTTCTTTTCGCGCTTTCTTGGCCGAATCTGCCAGATCGTCGTAAGCATCGCCTTCGTCCTGAATTGCATCGGTAGTCTCGTCAATCCCTCTCGTCCTCTCGTCGTAATCCCAGCCACGGATAGCATAAAAAAACCGAGCTAATTGCTCGGTTACCCATGCGAGTGATTCAGAAAACCTGATAAGCGCCGGTAAAATGGCGTCCCAGATTGGTAAAAATGCTTGAGACAGGTTGAGTTTAACCTCTTTAAGCTGCTCCATGAGCCGCTCTTGTTTGGTCATGACGTTGTTCTGCAACTTGTCGCCATATCGCGCATATGCTTGTTCGAGGATTGCAGCAAGGCGGATTTGTTGCTGCATCTGGAACGAGAGTTGGTTCCAGCTCTTGTCGCCAGCAAAACGGCGGAAAGCGTTCGTGCTTTCGATCATGGAGATGTTGACAAAAATTCCCAGGTCTTCAATAGCCTCGGTATTACCCAGCAACAATGTTGTTATCGCAAAGGCTTTTTATCCTTTGCATCCGGAGGTTTCCCTCATCACCTTTCGGTTACGGCTGGTCGATTCCAGCCCGGTTCAGCGTACATTTTCACCCTCGACTTTACGTTAGGGGTCGGGGACTCTTGGCGGGATTATTGCTCCCTTAACGCTCACCCGCTACGCGTTACGGTGCCGGGTGGTGTTTCCGGTTACCTCGGTATTAGCACCACCATGACGTGCTGAGCCTCTACCGATTTTCCCCGATTGTCACTAAAGCATTTCTGCTTTAGGCGGCATGCTGTTTACCGCTTCTCATGCGTTCCATTACGTCATCAATGCTCCGACCAGTTGCAGATGCGACAACACGAGTCGTTTGCAAGAGTTGTTTCGTGGACTCTGTAAGCTCGTCATTATCCCGGATAAACGACGAAAGGAGCGTCGAATACGTCGCTCCCATTTGCACGGCGGATGTTCTGGCGAGTCCAAGGCTCCTAGCCCAATCCACGAACTCGCGCGTATTGCCTTTCAGCTGCATTTGTAGGCGTCCGAGATCAGCTTCATACTGTACCGCTGCTTGTGATGCTTGATATATGCCGACCGTTGCCGCAGCAAGTGCAGCAGTCAAAACACCGAGGCCAATGCCAATCGGGCCGAGCGCAGCAGCCGCACCACCAGCCGCCGCACCCAATCCCCGGAAGCCAGCCGCCGCACTCGAAAGGGCTGGGCGCAACGATCCGAGGGCGGACGCCACTCCACCAACGCCCTTTGCTCCCCGGATTTGAGACAGGGCGGAGACGATTGATTTGCGAGCATCGGTAAACTCCGCACCAATTTTTCCGAGTCCCGTTCTGCCGGTTATACCGCGCACCGTGCGGTCTGTGTCACGCTTAAATCGGTTCAGTTCGCGTGTTGCGCCTTGAAGTCCTCTACGGGCTTCGGAAAAATCCGCACCGACACGCACCATTAGGTTACGTACGACTGCGATTTCGATCCCCTCCCCTCTCCATTGCTTTGTGCATTTGGATGATTACGGCAAGCATTTCCTCAGGTGACTGCTGTTTCGTCTGTTTAGGCTGTACATCCCGCAAAACTTGTCTCAGACTCGGCATTCTTCGTTTGGACCTTTGCCATGCGGCTGTCATGTACGCCTGTACGATCCGTGCCTCATGCTCAATCCTCATACGGTCCTGGTATTCTTCAACCGCGAGCATCAATTCGTATGGTGTCATGTCCTCGAATTCTTGGACACTGAAACCACACCGAAATGCTACTTTCAAGGCTTCGTCGAAATCGTAATCCCGTCGCTCTTTTGTGCCGGTTATTCCGGCTCCCCCGCGTTTCCCTCGGCGGTACCAGCGAATCCAATGACAAACGCCTTTGCGACTGCCGTTACCACATCGATATAGGCCGGTACCTGATCAATCAGGTCTTCGACCTTCTCAGGCGTTAACGTTTCGTCTTCATGGCGCAATCCGACATATACCATTTTTTCGATGAGTTCAGGATCAAGGTCACCTTCGTTCAGCTTTTTCTCAATATCCAACAGCGTCATGCCGGTTTGCGTTTTCAGCGCTTTAAACGCCTTATGCCCGAATCGCAGTTCACGCGGACGATCAAGATTTAGAATGACAACATCACTCATGATTCAGTCTCCTTTCATGATTTAGGCCCGGAGCAACAACTCCGGGCCGATATGATTATTAAGGCGTAGGCGTCGGTAGCGTCAACGTCGGTTTTCCACTCACGCGGATCGTCACCTCGAAGCCAACTGCTTCCTCAAGGTCGATCGGCGTGTTGTACGCCGTGACGATCCCGGAGAACTGCCATTTCGCGCCCATCTGCGGCGGGAATTCGATTTCAAAGTCGGCCTGCTCGCCGGTATCAAAGACGCGGTACAGTTCTACTTGGCCCTCGTCGCTGGGAACAAAATACCCCGTGAGAGATACCTCTCCGGGGTCTTTGAATCCGCCGATGAATTCACGGTAACCTCCGTCGCTGTCCAACGTCGTTACATCCAATTCCTCTTGGGTCATGCTCGGCGAACTGATGCTGCTCAAATCGCCGACGACAATGTTGTTGACTTTAAATGCTGTGCCAACTGCACGAGATGCCTTTTTGGACACCCTCAATCACCCTCCTCAGCAAAATAAGCCGAAAACTCCACCACGCACCGATGGAGTTGCGGCTGAGATTCGTACATTTCGACCGGCATCTGATAGGCGATCTCCTCGATATACGGACCGTCTGCCCCAATACGCCGGCCTTCGAAACCAACAAGTAAGGCGACCACCTGTTTAGTGATCGCCTTGAGGTCGCTGTAACGCTCGGTAATGATATTCAGTTCACCACGGACTTCCTTGCTTTTCAGATAACCGCCGAGCGTCTTGTCCCGCACCCCTTCGCTGGATGCGTAAACAAGATACGGCACACCGTTATTCTTTGTCGCTTCCGGCGCGAAGAGCGGATAGATTCGACCGCCCAGCGCCGTAATTGTGTTGAGTTCTTGCACCAACGCCGGTTCAAAATCCATCCGCTCACCGTCCTTTCGTTTGACCTTTCCGCAGCGCCTTGTCCACCTCTTTACCAGCGACTTCGAGGATTTTTCGCTCTATTGCCTCGGCGTTGTCATCAACAGCCCGGCGCAAGAAACCATAACCGGGGATGTATTGACCATCGACCGTTAGAAAGCCATATTCTTGAGAAGCCGGGTAATAGTAGCGCTTGCCCTCTTTGGTCGTTTTAACGAATATGTGGTTTTTCGCAGGGTCCATCATCACGTCATAGACTTTTTTGCCTTTTTCCCGGTTCTTTTCGCCTTTGAGAATAATTCCATCCCGAAGTTCTCCGGTATCGACGGGGGCAAGCGCCTTTGCCGCCCTAAGTGCGATTCTGCCGCCTGCTTGTGCGCCTCTTGTTGCTGCTGTTTGCGGCACCTTGCCGAGACGTTCAAAGTCACGCATTAGCTCGTTGAAACCGATAATCGTATCCCTGCGCGCCATCATTGACGCTCCTTGCACATGAGTTGGAGTTCCTTCTTGCCAAACTCCGGCCTGATGATGTGCAGGATTTCAAATGCCGTATCCCCATATTGCACCCGCATCGTTCGGTCCACGTCATCACGGAAACGGATACGGATGCGTGTCGTGACATCTGCATTCTCGGTCATGGCAGAAAAGTATTCCCGGCCTCTAAGCGGTTCGATGGCGGCCCAAACTGTAGCGACCGGAACATAGTCATTCAGCGGTTCGCCGTATTCGTCTCTATCGTTAACCCCCGGCGGCCTAAGAATGGTGACACGATGCTTGAGGCGATTAACAAGCAGCTTGTCAGCCATCGTCGCCACCACCTTCTGACTCTGCCGGAGAGTAGGCGTGTTGGAGTTGCGCCATGATGGATTGTATCGTGTACCGGACCTTGTCGCTCGGCTGTTGGCCGATCAGATCACGATTCTCGTACCAGTCAGCGCACAGGACAAGGCAAAAGAGTTTCGCAAGCTGATTCGCGTCATCAAACTCAACCTCTGTCGCGTTGCCCAGGTACGTTTCAGCGGCACCAATCAGCATTTCAATTAGGCTATCTTCGTCTTCTCCGTCCACCCGGAGCCACGTTTTCGCTTCCTCAAGTGTCAGGATCGCCATCGACATCAGCGCCTTTCTTGCGCTTCTTCGGCTTTTCAGCGGGCGGTTCCGGGGGCGCAAGGAACCCCTCTTTCACCAGATAGGCCACGCGCTCTTTGTTGTCTTCCGGATAATCATCGCCAACATCATAGCGCTTCAGATTCTGTGTCCGGTCCCGAAAAGCCCGAATCACCTTTGCCACTCTCGATCACCTCCCATAAAGGAGAGAGGCGGGATTAACCCGCCCCGTCATTACGGCGTCGGCGTCAGGTCGATTTCCCCAAATACAGCGGCCGCCGGATCCCACTTCACGTAGTCGTCACGCATGATCGTCCGCAACTCCGTCGTATCGCGGCGCCATGCATCGCCGCCCTCGCGTGTGGACGCGAGTTCGAAGAACCGACGGTTGAACAGCACCATGAATTGCTTCAGGTTGCCGATGACCATCGGTGCCTTATCATCCACGGACGGCAGGTGGCGGTTGCTGGCCACAACGATCTGACGTCCTTTGAACAGCTTGCGACCCGGTTGCGTGATGTCTTCTTGCAGGATCGGGCGACCCATACCGTCGACTTGGTTATCCAGCCAATTGAATCCGTCCTGGTTGGTCAGGATGATCGAAGACAGGCTGATCGCCGGATCGAGCCCGACATTCAGCACCGTGTTGATTGCCTTCACGTCCGCCAGCGCTTGCGGTGTAAGCGTCTTAAGCAAGTTGATAATGTGTACGTTGCGAGTATGCGCCGCTTTACGTGCGATCCAGTTCGTCACATAGTTGAGCAGATTCGCGTCGTTGTCTTGCAACAGCTCATTCGTCAGCGGCAGGTACCCCGCACGCTTTTTGACGGCGTACTGGATCGGCGTAAATTTCGGGTTGTCCGTTTCCTGGATCACGCCATATTCATCAACATCCACAAACGGCGTCATGTTGGCGTCCGTTTCGAGCACACGGGAACCGGAAGGCGCCGTAACATTCTCGACCGTCACATACTGCGACAGGTCGTTCCATTCACGCATCAGTTCGTTGATCCGCGTTTGGATGTCCTGCGGCACAACCATGCCGACATCGCCATCCGGAATGGCCGGGTTGGTGTTGCCTTCGTTCATGACGGCGCGGCGCTCGTATTCAGCGATGATGGAGCGCTGTTCGGACGTGATCGGCCGGCGCCGGATGCCGCGCAGGAAGATTTGACGGTATTCCACTTCAAGCTCCTTCATGTCGCGCTCTTCAACGTTTCCGTCGTCTTTCAGTTCAGTACCACCCATAGCGCGGGCTTCGGTTTCTTCCAGCTCGCGTTGCAGATCAACCTTTGCCTGGAGGGCGCGGACTTCCTCCATCTTTTCTTTGGCTTCCTGCATTTTGTCCTCAGCCAACAAACTACGTACTTCTGCTTTGGTTTGTTCCAGTTTTTGGAGCATTGCTCTCAGTTCTTTCGTCATCTTTCAAATCACCTCGTATTTTTTTGAATAAAAAAAAGCTCAACCATAAAGGTCAAGCTCAAGGGAAAGCTTCTCTTTTTCATACTGGTCGGCGGCTCGCTTTTCGGAGGCTTTGAATTCCTCCAACCCACGGACGCTTACCTCGTTTGCCGGATATGCCGGGAATGCAACCGGGCTGATTTCGAACAATTCGGCGTTCAGGATGGTTCGCTTGTATATCTTTTTGTCTCCTCGTTGTTCCGTTGACCATTTGTCTTTTGTCACACGCATGCCGAACGACACACCGTCAACATCCCCGCGCTGGATCAATTCCCAGGCATCATTACCAGACTGAGTGTTCGGGATGTCGAGTTCAAACCGGAGTTCTTTTTCTCCGTCATAGATCCTGAGCGTGCCGGACTTGGTGTTTCCCAGCACCTGTGATGTGTCATGGCTCCATAATCCGACAACATTTCGGGTTTTCAATGATTCAGAAAAGGCACCGGGAGCGATTTGCTCAACCCACGTGTCACCATACCAGTCAACAAAATCAGCTGAGTCAGTCTCGTACTTGATCGCCCCGGTGATGGTTCGTTTTCCGTCTTCGCCTTCTGCTGCCCGAATCTCAATTGTCGTCGGCATCGCTCGAATTTCCTTCTCCGGCATCGTCTTCTCCTTGTTGATCTCCATCACCCCCTTTCGAGCGATATGCAGCCCCAACATCCGTCAGAGGCACCATATTGCCGTTGACAATGAGTTGATCCCCGCCCGGCATCGGCGGTCTTTCTTCGAGTTCCCGCGCCTCGTTCGGCGTCATAAAGCCGGATTGAATAGCTGTTCGATAGGCTTCATAGCGCGACTTAATGTCGGCCCGGAGAATCGCATCCGCATTAAAGCGAATAAAAAAGCCGTTCTCGATTTCTTCATCGAGGAACAGCTTGTAAGTCAACTCCTGTTCATATCCGGTTAGGATCGGTTGGAGTGTGTCAGTATAGAATTCCTTCTGCTGCTCGGTCGTATTGTTGTAGGTTGCGCGGCTTAGATCGTTGAGTTGGTGCATCTTGATGCCAAAGGCAGCAGCGATCTGCCGGATGGTGAGCTGCGCGTTTTCGATAAATTGGGCGTCTTCAAGCGTGATCGCAATCGGTTCAAATTTATAGCCGATAGGCATGAGTGCGATCCGATGGGCGTTGTTCAAGCCGGAAGACATCGCCTCAAATTTCTCACGAAACGTTCGTTTGGCTTCTTCGTTCAGATCGCCGACATACTGGACAAGCCCTTTTACCTGTAAACCCTGCTTAAAAAACTTATTAACGAATTCATTGGCAGAAGCGCTATTTTCAACCGTCGCCCGGAGTTGATCGATTGGCGAAAGTCCGACGATCCCGTTAAGCGTCAGTCCGCCGCGAAAATGTAGCATCTCGTCCGGTGAGACTTTTCGCTGCTCGTATCCGAGATCAACCACGTACCAAAGCTTTGATCGCGGCTGCATCACGTTTGACATGCCAGTATCGTCATCGACGTAGATTTTGACCTTGTTAAAATCGATCGGCCAAAGCGCAATAGGCTTGCCCGTTTTTCGGTCAAATTCGACGTTTACAAAAGCATTCCCATATAAGCAATTCTGCGTTTCCGTCACTTTCCAAAAGTCATACGCCGACATAAACGGATTTGGCCGTAGCCGTAAGAGTTGAGCGACGTTATGGCTGCTCTGTTTACGGACGCCGAAATCATCCTCCTGGTAAACTTTCAGCGGCAGCTTGGCGACCGATTCGGAGCGGATCCGAATACAGGCGTACACAGTATCAACCTTGAGCGCGCCTTTCCCCTTCACGTTAACGCCATCTAGATCGATACCGAGGATTTCCGCAAGTCTGCGGTCGTCTTTGTTCAACTCCAACGTCTCTCGCGTCTCGTTAATTCCGAGCCAGCGCCGAGCATAGTCTTTGATCCCCAATTTCTCACCACCTTTCGTCAGCCCCACAACTTGTCTAAGAATTGTTCATCTGCAAATTCGGATACATCCAAGCTGATTTCTTCAAACAGCATCGCCGTTGCCATGGCGTCGATCAGCGCAACAGTCAGGTCTATACGGTCCGCAGACTTGTTTTTCATAGGCTTAATGTTTTCGTTCCCGTCCACCGCAACCACGACGTTGCCCCAGCACCATCGAGCGACCGGATTCGCCTCATGGGTCATCAAACCGCGTTTCAATAACTGCTCGATCAACTTCATGGCCGGCGACATGCTCGCCATGTTCTGCGGGATCTCCACCACGTCGATGCCCTGTCGCATCAACCGCTGCGTAAGCATTCGGCTGTTCCACGGGTCGGCGCCTACCGTGCGCAGATCATATTGTTTGCTGGCTGCTACCAGGCGAGCCTCGACAAAATCATAATCGACGACATTTCCAGGTGTTGCGTACAGGTGTTTCGAGTTCACCCAGCGGTCATAGGGAACTTTGTCGCGCTGCACGCGCTCCCGCATATTATCCTCGGGTATCCACGCCTCGTGAATAAACCGCCAATCCGGAATCCCTTCCTGCGGCGGGAACAGATAAACGGCAGCCGTGATATCCGTCGTGCTGGAGAGGTCGAGGCCGACATAGCACTTCTTCCCGACGAGTTCGGAAAGGTCC